CACGATGTTCCCGCTGTCGTCGCTGCCTACGGTCAGATTCGCCTGTCCGCTCTTGCCACGGTACACGGCACCTTCAGGAAGCTTACGGAGGCTGTCCGCAGGTATAGACAGCTTCACCGAACTCGCCGGTACCCCCGCCATCACCAGTCCCGCCCGTCGACTTCCGCTCGCGCTGTCGGCGCTTGCCGTTTCCGTCCGGACTTCCCGGTTCATGCTCTTTCGGTGACTCGCGCAACCTGTCAAGCACAGGGCAATCGTCACGATGAGGACAGTTCCCGGCTGTATCAATAGCTTTTCTAAGACGGGCCATCTCACGTGTATTGCGGGCCAGTTCTTTCTTTGTTTCACAAAATTCATCTTTCAGAGGTTTTACAATATTCTCCATCAAAATGCGGGTGGCATGTTCGGCGTTATCTATGCGCATAGCCTCTGCACCGGCCTCGGCCTTCATCGCTTCCGCTTTCGCTTTTCTCACAGTAGCCCGCAAGGAGCCAATGGTCGCCACCGTACCAACCAGGCCGCCGCCAAGGATAATGTTCATAAATTCGCTCAAGTCCATACCACCCGGTTTTATTATTGATTAATACCTATTTCTTTCAACCATTCCTGCACATCGAAACTCGGACAGGCTTTCGCTGCCAGTTCGTTGTGTCCTACAATGCGTACATCAGGAAATTTCCGGTGAAAATCCTTCACATACTTCTCCAGTGCCTTTTTCTGACAGCCGGTGCGGGTGTCTTTCGGGGTCTTACCGTCTTTTTCCACGCCTCCGGCATACACGATGTGACGGCTCACACTGTTATATCCCTTGGCTCCGTTGGTCACTTCCCAAGGGTCCACCTGTGCATCCTCATTGTTTTCTACCAGACGTTCCACGCCTCCGTTCAGGTGGAACAGGTCGGTATAGCCAACCTGCTTCCATCCTCTTCCTCCCTGGGCAACCGGAGAAGTATGCCATTTGCGGATGTCCGCCGATGATACCTCACGCCCCTCCGGGGTTGCCGTACAGTGTATTACCAGATATTTCAACTTTGCCATAATCATCATGCTTGATAGCCGCTCATCATTACCACTCCGGCATCCTCTTTCTTGGGCATGCAGATGAAGTAATGGCGGAAGTTAATCAGGTTACGCTGGTTCAACGGGTCATTCTTTGACTCGGAATAATACATCTTGGTAGAACCTGTTGCCTTGAAAACCCGCTGTTTGTAGAAGGCAAACGAACACGGAAATTCACCGGCTTCTGCCGTTGTACCCAATGCCTTCTTCACTCCGGCTGTAGTATAAAGCGGGTTGTTGCCGTACTCGTAGATTTCAAAGCCGTAAAGGTTACCTACCTTGCCGCTGTTGCGGTCAATATTGTACTGTTCACGGAATGCCTGGCTGGTCAGCAGCAGGTCATTCACATGGTCGGGGCAAAGCACCAGTCTGCGGCCGTCTGACGGTACGCGCAGGTTGTCAAGGGCACGCTTCATTTCCACAAGGTCATTCACGGTAAGGCGCAGACGGTTTGTAGCCGTATCTTTCTCGCCGGTAGTCTTAAGCACCGGAGTAGTTTCCGTATTTTTGTTCGCACAAAGCGCATGGGCCGCCTTGGTAAACTTCGCATCATTGATACTGTTGGCATGTCCCTCTTTCACACGGGCGGTCTTGTCATAGCTGATGGAATAAAGCTCATCGTCTGTAATCGGCGTAGCCTTGGTCTGGAATTTGTCCAGCTTGATGGCAATATCCTTGTCTTCCAAAGCCTGCACGTCAATCGGATAGGTTTTATTGTTTATCAAGACATCCGGATCTACACCAACTTCTACCAGGTGAATCACATCGTTATTCACGATGCTGCTTTGGTCGGGGATTCCTGACAGCCAGGTTCCTTCCAGTCCGGCACGGAGCACTTTAACAAGTTCCCCTGTCCAGATTTCCGTATAAACCCCTTCACGGAGTATTGAAGCACTCTGCGGGGTCATTCCCATAAAGGCTGCCACCGCATTCATTCCCACAGCTCCGGCCACCGGAGAGAATCCCAATACCGAAGCACACACGACACCTGTCAGCGTATTGAACAGAAGTGCCGTCAAAAGCATTACAATTTTTCCCATTGTCTTCTTTTTAAAGGTTTTCAAATTTCACAGGTCATTCCGTATTCAGCCTTGTACAGGCGCTTGTACTCCTCCGGGTTATGCTCGCGCATTTCAAGCAGCGCATCACTCGGGACATCGCTCAGTTTGGCATAGGTGGACGGCTGTGCCTGCTGCTTGCCGCCCTGATAGCTCAATACAGTGGAAATCTTCACCTGGGGCTGCATGGCATCAAGCACATTTTTCAGTTCATCAACACCGACCTTCTTGCCAAGTTCGATAAACTGTGTCTTCTTGTCTTCTCCCAGACGCTTTTCCACCACTGCCTTTTCTACAAGACCAGTGATACGGGCCAAAGTCAGCTTCCCGTTTTCTTGCTTCAGGGAATCATTCTCAGTCTTGGCTGCTTTCAGTTCATTTAAGGCTTGATTAACATCAGCCTCCGTTGCCGTTTCCGGCAGCCCCAATTGAAGGGCCAAAAGTTTCAGTTCCATTTCTTCTGTTGTTTTTTGGTTATTGATTAGTGGCAAAGGACAATCACCATCCTTTCCCAATGTGATTTGTTTTCCATCCTTCATCAGTACGATGGCATCATCATTGGAACCTACGTCCACCAGTGATACCTCATACAGCTTGCTTTTGGTTATTGTCGGGCTGGTCTGCCCCTGCAGCAAATGTTCGGGCTGGTCACTCAGTTCCAGAATGTCTATTCCGGCACTCACCATTCTCAGGCTGCCGAATTCAAACTGTTTCTTGCATCTTTTACTGAGGTCGGTCGCTTCGTCAAACACCAGTTCCCCGGTTACTTCACCATCCTCTACCCGAAGGTCCTTCACATAACCAATCACGTTTCCGCGTTGGTGCATGTACAGCAGTACCGGGTTTCGGCAATACTGCTCCACACTCATGCCCGATGTCAGCACACGGCTTCCGTAGCTGTTCAGGCTGTCGTTTGAAATTCTTACACGTTTGTTCATTTTCTCATGCCACGCCTTTATGCATTGGCGCTGCAATATTACGGAGCACTTACCGGGAAGCCAAAAAAGTGTGCAACGGTTGCACACTTCTATGAAACCGTTGCACATTATTTTGGCTGCAAGCTGATAAGCGGACAACTTTGCGGATAAATCGGGCAGGTGCAAGGGACTCCGAAGCCTGCCTTTAACCCTATATTCTTTATTATATGACAAAGGCAGAAATCGAAAAGAAAAAATCTCTTGCACGCTCACTGTTCCTTTCCGGCATGGAACAGACTGAAATTGCGGAGAAAGTGGACGTGTCACGCGTCACCATTTCAAAATGGTGCACGGCTGACGGATGGAAAGAGGCAAGGGCGGCAAAGAACGTCACCCGTCCGGAACTGGTGAACAAACTCCTGCTCACCATTGATACACTCATTACTCAAGTCAACGAATCGAACGACCCTGCACTTGTAGCTGGTCTCGGGGACAAACTGGCCAAACTTTCGGCGGTGATTGAAAAGTTAGACAAGAAGGCCAACGTAGTGGATGTCATTGAAGTGTTCATGGCATTCTCCAAATGGATTGAATACCGTTCAACCATCGACCCGGAAGTGACTCCGGAACTGGTCAGGGCAATCAATAAGTACCAGGATCTGTATATCACCGAACAGATGGGCATAAAATAAAACGGCTATGGCAACAGCAGCGGAAAAGAAACAGGCATACGAACAGTGGAAGGAACACTGTAAAAGAGTGCAGTCCATCACGGATACGGCTTTGCTCGCAGGCGAGACACCGGCACAAAAGGACAGGCGTATTCTGCGTCTGCAGGGTAACTATGCCGCGTTCTGTGAATATTACTTCCCCCACTTTCTCACCTTGCGTGACAAAACCACCGGGGAAGTCATACGCACCATCCACAATGCACCGTTCCACAATGCGGCAGCGGCTAAAGTAAAAGGCACACCCAACCTGAAAGCGGTGTTCATGTGGCCGCGTGGCCATGCCAAGTCCACACACATGGACATCTTTGTTCCGCTGTGGCTGATGTTCCAGCCCAAACGGCTCATCAACTTCATGGTGGTGGTCGGCAAAAGTGAGGACTCAGCCACGCGTCTGCTGGGAGATATTCAGGCAGAACTGGAGCATAACCAGCGCATCATTGCCGACTTCGGCAAGCAGCAGGGGAATGCCTCCTGGCAGGATGGGGAGTTCAAGGCGGCCAACGGGGTGAAATTCCTGGCTTGCGGACGCGGACAGTCTCCGCGTGGTCTGCGCGACCGGGAAGCACGCCCGGACTACATCGTCATCGATGACTTGGATGACGACGAACTGTGCCGCAATGAGAAACGGGTACATGACATTACAGACTGGGTGAAAGAAGCCCTTTTTGGTGCACTGGATGTGGGCCGGGGACGCTTTATCATGGTCGGGAACCTCATTTCTAAAAACTCGGTGCTGGCCAATCTCACCAAGACAAAAGGGGTACATGTATCCGTCATCAAGGCAATAGACAAGAACGGAGAACCGGTATGGCGCGAAAAATGGACGAAAGAAGAGGCGCAGGAATACAGGGATTTCGTAGGATACCGGGCATGGGAAAAGGAGATGATGCACAACCCCATCGTGGACGGAACTATTTTTCGGGCAGACTGGATTCGTTACAAAAAACTGCCCAGGCTATCCAAGTATGAAATGCTGGTCTGCTATACCGACCCCTCTTTCAAATCGACCACTTCCAACGACTACAAGGCTTGCCGCCTTTGGGGCAAGATTGGGAAGGAACTGCACCTTATAGACTGTTACGTCCGGCAGGATACCGTTTCAGGAATGGTACGGTGGCTTTACGACCTCTACGAGCGTACACGTGATACGGCAGCCGTCCAGTTCTTTATGGAAGCGAACTTCATGCAGGATGTCATTCTGGATGAGTTTGAGGCAGAAGGGAATCTGCGTGGATACCAACTGCCCATCATGCCGGACAAACGAAAGAAACCGGACAAGCTCCAGCGCATCGAAGCGGTGTCACCATTATGGGAACGCGGTTTCGTATTCTACAATGAGAAGTTGAAAGAATCGCCGGATATGCAGACCGGAATCGAACAGACCTTGGCTCTGGAGCGTGGCAGCCGTATTCACGATGATGCACCGGATGCCGACGAGGGAGCCATCTGGATGCTGCAGCGCAATTCAAGACAGGAGAGTTTTCAACCGGTGTTCGGCAAAAGGCCGACCGCCAAAAATATATGGTAACATGATACAACTGATTAAAAGAATGATTTTTGCATGGCGCTATAAACGTGCCGTTGCCCGTGCTTGCAAGTATGCCAAGCTCTACGGAAGAAAATACTACGTCCTGTATATGGGCGGCAAACTGAAAGTTGTCCCCAAAAGGAATATCTGCGAACTGATTCACCGCCACCGTTTCCGCAAGGGAACCACTATCCGGGATATAGAAAAAATGGCATTATTCATCACTAAATAATAAGGTCATGTTCATTACAGAAGAAGATTACAAAGTTGTCATCGGCGACAACGCATTGAAGGTCATCTCCCAGGTAAGCCCGGAAAACCGTACCAATGCAGAAGCGGAAGCCCGGGAAGAAATTGCCGGTTATCTACGGCCGAAATACGACTGTACGGCCATTTTCTCTGCACAGGATGAACACCGGAACCGGCTCATTGTCATGTACACCTGCGACATTTCACTTTACCACATGAGCGCAGCCATGCCACAAAAGATGGGAAGCGAGATACGCAAGGAACGATATGAACGGGCCATCAAGTGGCTTGAAGGCGTACAGGCCGGAAAAATTGTCCCTGATTTGCCCTTGGCTGTCGGAGAAGATGGGCTTCCGTCCGGAAATTCACTTGTTTACAGCTGTCAGAAGCAGCTTCATCATAACTGGTAGGACTATGGATATTAAAGACTTTTTCAGCGGTATGTTTTCCAGTAAACCGAAAAACGTACTGCAAACGCCATACGGCAATTTTAATCTGGCCAAGGGGAAAGACATCAAGCGGGTGCAGAAAATGGTCATCGACCTGCAGCGCACCACCGATGCACTCACCCGGAAGGACATCAAGAACTGGCGCGATGCCTGGCAGTCGGCCATCAATGTGGACAGCCCCAGCCGCCAGCGCCTGTACGACATCTACCGGGACGCGGAAATAGATCTTCACCTCTCCGGATGCGTGGAGCAGCGCAGAGGGTTTGTCATGGCACGCTCTTTCAAAATCGTAGACGTGAAAGGGGATGAGAACGAGGAGGCGGTACACTTCTTCGACCAATCCTGGTTCAAACAGCTCATGCGATATGCGCTCGATTCCATCTACTGGGGACATTCGCTCATCGAATTGGGCGACCTTTGCACTGACGGCGACGGCTGCATCTGTTATTCGGATGTGAAGCTTATTCCGCGTAAGCATGTCATTCCTGAATATGGGCGTGTCATAACCGACCTCGGACAGGACTGGACTACAGGTATAGACTACCGCCAGCCGCCTTTTTCGGACTGGCTCATTGAGGCCGGCAGACCTGACGACCTCGGGCTGTATCTCAAGGCAGCTTCACAGACTATCCCCAAAAAGAATATGCTGGCTTTTTGGGATACCTTCGGGGAAATATTCGGAATGCCCATGCGTATAGCACGCACCACCTCGCGCGACCAGAAAGAAATCGACCGCCTTGACAAGATGCTGCGTGAAGCCGGAACCGCTCTCTCCATGGTGGCAGGAATGGAAACCGAAATCGAATTTGTGGAAAGCGGCAAGGGAGATGCATTCAATGTCTATGACAAGCGCATCGATCGGGCCAATTCCGAACTGTCAAAGCTTATCATCGGACAAACGATGACCATTGAGGACGGAAGCAGCCTCTCACAGTCTGAAACGCACCTTGAAGTGTTCCAGAACCTCGTGGAAAGTGACTGCGACATGCTGCGGGATATAGTGAACAACCAACTCATTCCGCGCATGGTTCGTCACGGTTTTCCTGTCAAGGGACTGCGTTTTGATTGGGACTACTCCATTGACTACACTCCCGAACAGCAGAAAGCCTACGAAGAAATGGTACTGCAGCACTACAAGGTGAAGCCACAGTACTTTGAGGAAAAATACGGCATTCCGTGCGAGGAGAAGGAACCGAAGGAAGAGCCGGACCCGGCAGATCCGAAAAAGAAGAAAGACGACAAACAGGCTGGAACGCTATCCCGTTTTTTCGACTGAGCCCCGAGGATTATTCGGGGCTGCATCTACGCTACAGTTCATTGCTTGGCAATCATACCCTCCAACTCTCAAAAGAGGACGAGGCAAAATTGATGCGTGACAAGCTTACAGAGATGTTCGACCGCATGATGAAAGCCCTGTTCCGGGAGCAGGGGGCAAACCTTGAAATCAACATACTGGCTTCAGAAGAGGCGCAGGACTTTATAGAGACGCACGCCTCCGTCCTGGACTCTTCATTCCGGCAGGTGGAGATGTCCGAGGCCATGCGAGGGCGCCTGCAGAGGTCGGATTATATATTCTCAGGCCTAAAGACGTTCCATGAACTGAACGAAGCCTTCCCCTCCCTGCTGGATGAGAACGGCAATCGAAAAACGTTCGAACGCTTTTTGAACGATGTCCGGAAGATAGACGAAACCTATAATCGGGGCTACCTCCGGGCAGAGTACAACTTTGTGCAGGCTTCGGCGACTATGGCCGCCAAGTGGGAACGGTTCGCAGAAGACGGGGACCGCTACAACCTCCAGTACCGGACGGCCGGGGATGGCAAGGTTCGCCCGGAACATGCCGAACTGCATGGGGTAACACGACCTATGGCAGACCCCTTTTGGGAAGAGTATTTCCCGCCAAATGGATGGAACTGCAGGTGCACCGTAGTCCAGGTACGAAAATCCAAATATCCGGAAACGCCCTACGATGAGGCAATGGCATTGGGCGAGTCAGCCCTTCAAAGGGACACCAAAGGCATCTTCCGGTTCAACCCGGGAAAAGAACAGAAGACCATGCCGGATTACAACCCATACACCATCAAAAGGTGCAGGGATTGTGATATGGCCAAAGGGAAACTTAAACTGGCCTTCGTTCCGGACAACGAGCTGTGCGCCGCCTGCAAAATACTGCAAAAATGCGCCGGAGACCGGGAAAAGTCCGCACGAGCTATCGAACGTATCCATTATCTGCATGAAATGGAGCCTCTACTTCAAAAGAAAGTGGAAAAGAACATAAATGGCAAGGACTTGAATATCGGCTTTACCAAAGAGGGCAACAAGCACTTGTTCTCCGACACATTCGGACGGACACGCATCGTTTCCAAGGAGGACTTGAAGAACCTGGATTCACACCTTGAACGTGCCGAATATGTGGATGATTCCGCATTGACTCACCCAAGGACGGACAATGTGGAACACTTCTTCTACTTCAAAGTTAAAATCAATGGAAAATGGGTAAGGCTTAATGTTGCCAAAGAAGTAACAAGAAGGGATAACGGTTATATCCGCATAAAATACTTTTTATACTCAGTAAATGATATAATAGTAGAATAAAAAAAACAAAAGCACCAAGGGCGACACTTTGGACTAAAACGCCTGCTCGTCATTCCCTCAATGCTTCTGTGTTTGCAAATATACAAAACATTTTTTAATCCAATTGCTTATGAACAAGATTCTTTCATTTTTGAAACAAAGTAACCGCTACAAACACCTGGTAGGCGGTTTTATCGTGGGGCTGCCAGCCCTGACACCGTACGCGGCCTTATACGCAGCCGCCATCGCAGCCTCCTCGCTGGAGCTCAAAGACAAGCTCCGGGGCGGTCGTTGGGACTGGACGGACTGGACACTCACCGTGACCGGAGGAGCAATCGCCGCATTGATTTTCCTCGTTATCTAACAAGGGGACTGGCTTTTATCCGTACCTTTGCACCCCGGTGGAGCTTCCTGATAGTCCGTGTGGTCTATCGCGGGTACAACAATGCGAATGCGAATGGCGGCGTGTCGAATGCGAATGCGAATAACGATGCATCGAACTCGAACACGAATGTCGGCTCCCGTCTGGAAATCTAACAATCGGCGTACAACACCGGGGACGTGTCCCCTACCGTGGTGCCGAGGGAAGCAAGCCACAGCAAAAGCGCACAGGTGCGGAAAGCTGAAAAATCACGCGTCGGGTGGAGTTTGGTAGGCTCAAGTCAGCTCGAAGAAGTCAGACCCGGGGAAAGGAAGGCCCTTATCTTCC